GACCAATCACACAGACAAGGTGAATGATTATGATTCAGCCAGGGTTGTTGAGTAGGGCTATATTCGCTCTTACTGGGCGTTATTATCACTACAAGATAAAATTTGTTTACAGGCCGAAAAACAATAAAACAGGAGATTATTGCTCTAGATATGTGAATGTGTGGGTTAAAGATAAAAGAACTATATGCGATGAAAGGCAGCTAAAAAAATCAGTAGATGAAGTGATTTTTCAGGGAATACCTAAAGGAATGTTAAACGGCGGTAGATTTTGCATTGAGGAAATCTATTATATTGGATGGTTTAGGCCACTAAATTAAACAGGCGAGACAGAGGCTTAACAGATAAGGGTAACACGACTATTGATATTAGTAGTATATAGTGTATAGTTAAGCTTCTAAGTTAAAGGTGCAATAAATATGTGTTATGATAGCGAAAATTCAATTGTAATGGGATATTACACATGCCAATTTGGTAAAAAATTCAGATGCTTACACTGTAACAAAGAAGGCGAAGAATATTGTTGTGACGCGCTAGGTGATCCACTGTTTGAGATCGTAACAGAAGAACAAAACAAGGTGAATCTGACTTACACCTGTGCGGCAACCAGCCTGATGGATGGATTAAGAAAAGCGGCAAAAAGTGGTGTGGTAGTTATTGCCCTTGATTTGAAGTAAAAAATAAGATATAAAAAGGGTTCCATATGGAGAAAAATCATGGCAAAACTAAAATCTGCCTCTAAATACGGTCAGGACTATTCTGATCGATCACATGAGGCCAAGGGAAAGAAAAAAGCGCGTTATGCTAAAGATGCGCGCGACGACCACGCAGGATTCGAGAAAGCCCCTGTTTACATCCAAAATGAAATCCGCGAGCAATATGCCCACAGCCGCAAGCGTAAAAACTTTAGGAAGTAATATGGGCAATCAGTCGAAAGAGAAAAAGTTCGAAAATCTTGTGGTAAATAAAGACATACCACAAAAAAAGGCATTATCCATGGCGTACCTACCAAAATCGGGCACGCATGGAAAACCGGGGGCAGTCCCTAACTTTGTCATGGGTACTGGCAAAAGCCAGTGGAACTAGACTTAGTAAGATTTTCGCACAAAACAAACAGCACCATGGGCATCCTAACCTATGGTGATTTTGCGTGCTTCACCCTCGAAGATGAATACCGAGCCGTTAAGGTTTTAGGAAAAACACGCATACCCGCTGGCCGATACCCCCTAGCGCTGCGAACAGCCGGGGGAATGCATGAACGCTATTCAAATCGGTTCGGGTTTCATCGTGGAATGCTTCATATTCTTAACATACCGGACTTCGAGTGGGTGTATATCCACATCGGAAATGACCACGAGGATACGCAGGGGTGCCCGCTAGTAGGCTATGCCGCTGACTTGCAAAAGCACGAGATTATGTCAAGTACCCCAGCTTACACAGATCTGTACTTGCGCTGCATGGGTGAAATGCCTACGCATATCAATATCCGCGATCACATCTAGGAGGCCCAACCATGGCACTACAAGCGATTGTCCCATTCATCCCGCTGATACAAAAAATCATCGAGGTAAGGCATGAAGCCAAAAAGAATGAAAACTCCCTAGGTAAACAAGCCCTAGAAAAGGCAAAACAATCTACAGGCAAAACAGAAATAGCCCAGGGCGGCTATATTTATGCGCTGTATAGTATCGGAACCACCATACACGGCTGCGAAGAGGGTTTTAGTATCGCATCCTTGGCCTGCGTTACTCCAGATCAATGGGTTATGCTTTCCGCGTTCGTATCCATGGCCTATGCCACCTTACGCGCTAAAATTAAATGAAAGTGCTAATCCCCCTCAAAAACCCGCTGGAATTACCTGACATCACACAAGACCCGATGACAGTAAAAACGTTTAAATACGTCGTATATGAGGCGCAAACGGTTTCAGCTCCCGCCGACCAAACTATCTACAGCGCTGTTGGATCAGTATCGGTACGCAAAGAGGAAACCGGACCTGTGTGGATTTGGGGCGATCAAGTCGATCAAATGCTTCCGCTAATAGAAAACGAATGCTTAAATCTATCGTAGAACACCACAACATAGGGGGAAAACGAGATGAGCAAAAAGGACACACGAACCGTCAAGCAACGCAACAAAGCGGTAAGGCAAGAGGCCATAAGAGAACAGCTAGCAGCCTACGGGCACCATACGCAAGCGGTTAATATTATTGAAAAACTGGCAGATGTAGATGGGGATAAGGACAAAAACAACATCATGCTAGATAATACGCATATTCAAAGACTAGGCAAAGCACTAGATGGACACTTGAAACTGCTAGGTAAATACTGCCCTGACCTTAAGTCTGTAGAGCTTACACAAGATCCAGAAAACCCCTACATGGAGGAGTCAGCCGATGCTCGCTATGCCATCCTTGGAGAATTTTTGCAATCTATCCAAAGAGGAGCAGATCGACCTGATACAGATAGCGGAAGCACAAGCGGAGTACATTAAGGGAAACTTTATCGATTCACTGTATCCCGAGGAAGGGCCGCTTAGGCGTGAGCTTTATGCTAAACACATGGAGTTTTTCGAGAAGGGTGCCGAGTATAGTGAGCGATGTTTCATGGCGGCAAACCGGGTGGGTAAGACGCTAGGCGGTGGAGGCTATGAGTTAACGCTTCACCTAACTGGCCAATATCCTAAGTGGTGGAAGGGCTACAGATTCAAGAAACCCATCAAGGCATGGGCAGCGGGAAAGACAAACGAAACCACCCGTGACATTATCCAGCTAGAGCTTATGGGTGAGCGCAAAAAGTTCGGTACTGGTCTAATACGTCGGGACTGCATTGGGGATTTTCGGTGGAAATCTGGTGTTGCGGACTTACTAGATACAGTAAAAGTTAAGCACAAAAGCGGTGGATGGTCCACGCTAGGGCTTAAGAGCTATCAGCAGGGCCGGGACGGCTTCGAAGGTACCGCCAAGCATGTTATATGGCTAGATGAGGAACCGCCGCGAACAATTTACGAGGAATGTGTGTTGCGAACCATGACCACCAAGGGAATTATCATGTTGACGTTCACGCCTTTGGTGGGGATGAGCGATACAGTGCGCAGCTTTATGCCAAAAGAGTATCAATTCGATGGAGATTAGCGCCACTAAGTATCTAGTATCGGCCACATGGGATGACGTGCCGCACTTAGATGACGAACAAAAGGCACGAATGCTTCGCGAGACGCAGCCACACCTGCGCGATGCCAGATCACGTGGCATACCGTCCCTGGGTGTTGGGGCGATCTATCCCATAGAGATCAGCGAAATAGTGTGCGACCCGTTCAAGATCCCCGACTATTGGCCTAGAGCTTATGCTATGGACGTAGGATGGAAGCGGACGGCGGCGTTGTGGGGTGCTCAAGATCCAGATACCGGCATAGTGTATATGTACGCTGAATATTATCGAGGGCAGGCCGAGCCATCAGTGCATGCCGCTGCTATTCGAGAGCGCGGCGAGTGGATACCGGGTGTCATTGATCCGGCTGCTAGGGGAAGAGCCCAAAAGGACGGTGCTGTACTAATTGATGACTATCGAGACTTAGGGCTAGAGACTACCCCAGCGATTAATGCGGTGTCGGCAGGAATCGACCGGGTTTATGAATGGCTTTCGACTGGCCAGCTAAAAATATTTTCTACGCTACAAAACACACTGACAGAATATAGAATGTACGAACGTGATGAAAACGGAAAAATTGTAAAAGTGAACGACCATTTAATGGATTGCTTGCGTTATTGGGCAATGTCTGGTATAGCGGTAGCCAGATGTGTTCCTTATGAAGATCGAGAGGAAGTGACCTATAGAAACCGCAGTGCGGTAGGAGGCTACTAATGCCCAGCAAATCAAAAAAGCAAGCGCGCTTTATGAAAGCGGCGTGTAATTCAGGAAAGGTACGGGGTAGCAAGATCCCCAAACGTGTAGCGTGTGAGTTCGCATCGGCGGACGCGGCGAGGAAAACCAAATGATTGACGCAGAATCGGTGACGGTACTTGAAACCCCAACCGCTCAGATAATCGAGATCGAACAGACGATAATTCCCGAGAAAACCTCTGAGCTATTGGATTACTACCAGGAAAACGACAATCTGGTTCAATTTCTTGATGATAAGCAGCTAAGCGAAATACAGGACAGCGTAAGCCGTGGGTTTGATGCCGATGAAGAGTCTATGGCATCGTTTCGAAGGCTTTACAAGGACGTTATGGACTTGGCGACCATGAAATGGAATGGAGGCCAGAAAGATTTCCCATTCCAGGGCGCTTCAACACTCATGATGCCTTACCTAGCACAGGCGGCAATTGATTTCAATAGCAGGATAGTTCCCGAGATACTTAACCAGCGCGATGTGTTTAAAGTGCGCCTATTTGGCCGCGAACAAAAAGAAAAAGAGTTTAGAGCCGAGCGGGTAAGCCTTGCCATGAATGCCGCGCTTTCGCAGATTCAGGATTGGGAAGAAAATATCGATATAGGCATGTATCACCTAGCTATATTCGGGATGATTTTCAAAAAAACGTGGTGGTATGATGGCGTGATCCATCAAGATCTACTACTGGCCGATCAGCTTATTTTTGATCACAAAGCGCACAGCTTTAGCAAGATTGAGCGAAAATCACACGAAATTACCGCAAGCTACAACGACTACATGGAAAAGGTTCTAACTGGCCAATGGGCAGCGGTTAGTAATGAGCCTGATGAGGATAATTATTCGTGCGAGTTTGTCGAAACGCATTGCTTGCTGGATATTGACGACGATGGGTATTTAGAGCCATACATCGTTATTTGGGATAAGTCAAGTAGCGAGATTGTATCGCTCGTGCCTAGATACGGCGAAGATGACATAGTGATTGACGACGACGGCGTAATTAATTCTATTCGCGGCGAGGAATTTTTCACCCATTATATGTTTATCCCGCCTGCTGATGGCACCGTGGTTGGCAAGGGATGGGGAACAGTTTTAAAGGATAGCTTCGAGGCGCTAAATGTGCATGAGCGCCAGCTTATTGATGCGGCTACACTAAACATTATCGCGGCGAACTCTGGCTTTGTTAACAGTAACGCGGTGGGTGGGGCAAATCGACAGAAAAAAGGCACTTTGCAAATGACTATGGGCCACTATGAGCCGCTGCAAATAGGCCAAGGCCAAAAACTCCAAGATATGATCTATCAGATACCGGCAGCCGGACCCACTCAAGGCATGCTTACCATGAAAGAAAGCCTGAAAGAGTCGGTGACAACCTACACGACGGTTAGTCAGGCAACGCAGCCGCAGGCACAAGAGGCGGCAGCTATGTTTATGGCGCGAGTTAGCGAGGCGCTTAAAGTCAACAATGCCATAAAAAAACGCGTGTTTAGGGGCTTAACGCGGGAAGCTGAAAGGGTTTTCTATTTGCTCGATAATTATCTAGACGATGAACAGTATCAAGAGATGATCGACTGGGAGTTACCGCAAGCTATCCAGCGCCAATACCAAGAGGCGCAGGCGCAATACGAGAAGGCCATAGCGCAAGGCATGATGGTGGAACCGCCTATGCCACCCTCTAAGGGCTTCGAAAAAGATGCCGACTTTGACCTTGACGATATGGACATAGGCCCAACCGCTGACCCCTCGCAAGGCTCTACTGAAGAACGCGTATCTAGGGCCATGGCGTTGCTTGAAATATCCCGTGACAATCCATTGTATAACGCCTATGAGGTGAATAAGCGGGTTATAGAGGCGTTGGGTGTGCCTAGCATGGAGCAAGTGCTACCAGAGCCGCAGCCTAGCCAGCCGTCCGAAATGGAAATAATGCAAGCGCAGTTGGCGCAAGCGGAAATAGATCGCCACATGAAGATCGCGGACGCGGAGTTACTGAACGCAGAGACCCGCGCTAAAGAAGAGGCTAGAAAAGAGAAAGAGCTAAATCATAAGATAGCTTTGGAAGCCACTAAGCTGCAAAGCGATATAGAAAACAAAGATGCGGACACCATGAAGAAACTAAACGATATCGACATGGCAACGGCGCTACCGAAAGCGGATATTTTAGAGCGCAAGGTACAAGAGGATGTAGAGCAAGCGATTCCCATGCAAGAGACTGTGGAAATAGATGAGACGATGGCCATGCAGGTACCCGGTGGTGATGTAAGCGCCCTATCGACTGACCAGTTGATATCGATTCTGTCGGGACAGCCTAATGGGTAAAGCGGCGATTGTTAAAGAGCTGGCTAGACGTGTACAGGCGGGCGACAGCCTAGCAATGGACTATGCAAGCAGGATGCAGAGGGCTAAAGAGCAGGGTTATATCCCTACGTTTCATGGTGCGCCTCAAGAGATACCAGAAAGCGGCTTCAGGATGGGAAGCTTTGCTGAGTCTGATATGGGGCAGGGTATATACTCAACAACCAAC